CATTCGGGCCTTGTTGTAGTCAACGCCTGAAGTGGCATAGATCCACATGCCACGGTACAGGATCAGAACCTCGTGAATCTCGTTGTCTGTCCATGCTGTTGCTGTCATAGGTGTGTCTCCAAAAATAAGCGAATCCGAGCAACGTCGGCCTCGCTGGTATCGGCCGGCAAGCTGACATCGCGCACAAAATCCACCTTGTCGTTGCCAACCATTTCGGTGTAGTGCTGAACGTCCTGTGCCGGGGTAATGAAGCGGCCACAGCCACAGCGCACAAGGCAGGGAGCAAGCCGAATATCCTCGATCTTGCTGTCTGCCATGAGCTTCACTGCGTCTTTCAACAGGTATTGACCGCAATCGAAGGCTTGCAGAATGCCGACCTCGTTCACGAGCAGCACCCGCAACACGGCGCATCCTCACAGCGACCGTTGGGGTTCTGGCGACCGATCAGCGTGCCATCGGCGGTATAGAACCCGGTGGGGTCGTAGTGAGAGCGTGCGTGTCCTTCGTTGGCGAACACATGACCGTTTTCGACATGGCGCTCGCGTGGTTGGGTGGTGCGGGTATCTTCGTGGCAGTCGCGGCCGTAGATGTGCTTGGGGCCGTAGTAGCGGGCCTTGGTGCCAGCGGGTAGGTGTGCGCCGCAATCGGCACAGGTCGCGTCGCGTTTCAATATCAGGGTTTTCGCCATGTGTCCTCTCCTGTGGTTAGTGCCAATAAAGAACGATCCAATCGTTCGGATCCATTGCCCGGACGTAAGCCATTGCGGCGTTGATAATCGGGTAGGGGCCGTGATACGGGTCTGCGGCATAGTCGATGCCCGCCAGTGCGCCAGCCCTGACCATGCGTAGCTCGTTGCCGTAGGGGTCGGTGTCGCCCATTTCGCCATAGCAGGGATCACCGCCCTCGTCGGTGGCGAGATAGCTGTGAAATCGGGTAGGAATACCGTGATCCGGTAGCGCCCGGACTTGTTCGTGCATGTCATAGAAGGCGCCGGCGTCGATCATGGTATGGGCGAAATTGCTGTCGCGGCTGTCGTTGAAGCAAACCAGTAATGTCAGTTCTACGCTCATATCAGCACCCCATCCTTATTTCGGCCATGTGCTCGGCGTGGCAATCCGCCTCGAACTGCAGATGTTCCTCGTAGGCCTTGGCAAGCTCGGGGCTCATGGCGTCGTAGTCCACTGCCGGGACTGTGGTGCGGCCCTGACAATGGCTGCATTGCTGGTCGAAGTGACCGTTGAAGTAATCCTCGAGAAATTCCGGGTCATCGGCGAAGTCCTCTGATGTGAGCCCGTTGCAGTCTATCGACGGATTCACATGCGAGCCCTTGCCATTACAGGTGGGGCAAACCACCCAATGCCACGGCAACTGTACCTCGCCCGAGCCATACTGCTCGTCGGTGCAATCGCAGCAGCCCTCGGGCTCGAAGCAGTTTTCGCAGCCTGACAGCTTGGGGATGGAGTTGGCGCCAGCGTTTCGGACGCGAGGATCGTTGTGGTAGTTCAGGTTGGAAATCGTGTCGTTGGGATTCATTTCCTGTTCTCCTTGTCCTGTGAGTGAATAGTGCTCTCAAACTGTGGCAATAGCAACACTTTGGGGGTATATTTCGGAGTCCGTATTTATCCCTATCTGGCGCCCAAAATGACAACAACAGGCCCGCAGCTCGCTATCACCGACGATAGCCTGATGAACGAGGCCATCGAGTTCCTGCGTTCAGAAAAGGGCTGTCTGCCTCAAATAGCGGCCGAGATCGGTGTGCCGGTACGGTATTTCTATGATCTGACCTCGGGCCGCAGAAAGAACCCCGGAGCTAGGCAAATCGAGAAAATACTGAGATACAAGCGCCTATCCGGCGAAACGCTCCAAACCGGCCTGTTGGCTGGCTGACCGGCGCCTGCTCGTGTCTGCGGAGAAAATTAGCACCCTGATACCCCCTAACCTCAAAGGCCGGCAGAGAGGCGCTGACAAGCCCAAATTAGGCCGTCCCGCCGTCGAGCGCAGCAAGGGCAAATACCCTTGGTTCAAGTTCTGGCCCGATGCTTGGCTGGCCGATACCGAGTTGAGTTCGTGTTCGATGGCAACCCACGGCATCTGGATCAATTGCTTGGCCCACATTCACAAGGATCAGAGTGGGGGATCAATCACCAAGTCCATCGCTCAGTACAGCAGAATGTTCCGGGTCAGCAATGCCGAGCTGCTGCAGGCCTTCGATGAACTGGCTGAGTCGGGAACCGCGGAAATCACCTACATCAAAGTGCACCCGACAACAGGTGAATTGCTTGTGAATAACCCTGTGGATAAGTTCACCGAGGACGTAATTAAAAACAATTTGTCACATTTGTCCGGTTCGCCTGAATTGTCGAACTTCTCCAATCGAGTATTTGTCACGGTTTTGTCACGGCGCATGGACAGGGATCAAAAGGCTAGAGATAACGACCGTCTGCGAAAACGGAAATCAAGGCGAAAATAGCTGGAACCCGCATTGTACGGTAGATAGCAGGGCAAGGGGCAACCCGAGTTCGTGCCGCTACGAGGCTCTCGTTGAGCCTGATTCTCAGCCTTGGACGCAATAAGTCACAATTTGTCACAAACAGGCCCAACGCTATTTTGAGCCGCAACAGCATTTGTCACAGAGAGAGGAAGAAGAAAAGAGGATATCCTGCTGTGAGTTCGCTGTGGATTTTAGTAATAGAGCAGAGCAGAATGCAGCGCATGGCCGGGCAGATCGGAAGAAACCAGTTTGATGTGCTAGTGGAGAAATTCACCAAGCAAGGCATGACAGCAGCACAAGCCCGACAACGCGCACGAATAGCCACCAGACCCAAGCTAACGCCACCACCGGGCGTAAAACAGCAGCCTCGAAGGGCATGAGCCGGCGCCGAAAGAAACGACGCTGGACTAAGACAAGCCTCGCCCGCAGCCAGAAACCAGCACCAAAACCAGCGAGCCGCAAGCACCCCGATGGGATCTATTACGACGATATCCGGCCGACCTCTCAGCCAGGTCAAAGTGCAAAATAGATAAACCTGATGTAATCTCGGCCGACCTGACGACCGGGAAATAATCGCATGGCCTCGCTACCTGTTGGATGGCAAAACCCGTACCCGGAATTGACCGAGAAGCAGGCTCGGTTCGTTACCCTCGTAACCCTTGAAAACAATGGCGCAAAAGCAGCCAGAGACGCCGGCTATTCAAAACGCACTGCGGCAAGTCAAGCGCAAAAGTTGCTCAAGCAACCCCGCGTGGCCGCTCGTATCGAAGAACTGCGGGCCGAGCTGCGGGATAGACACAGCGCCACAGCCGACAATATCGTTGAAAGATACCGCCGAATGGCTATGGGCGACCCCGTAAGCCTCGTTGTGGTGGATAGCAGCACTGGCCTGTCACGCTTCAAGCGCCCCGATGAGCTGACCGAGGACGAACGGGGCATGATCGCTGACGTATCCATACGCACATACACCAAGCCTGACCCCGAGACTGGTGAGGACAGGCAGTACCAGCAGTTCAGCTACAAGCTAATCAATGGCAAGGATGCGCTTGATTCATTATCACGTACATTCGGTATGTTCAGAGACAAGATCGAACATGAGCACCATCACAAAATAGCGGCGCTGTTCCAGTTTGTTAGCGCTAATCCTGAAAATAGCGAGACTGTTGCCATGCTGGACAAGAAATACCACAAAGGAACGCAAATTGAGGGCCATGCCGAACCAATCAAATGAAGTGCGACAGATCCTCGGGGGGGCCACCGGGGGGTGGGGAGTGGGGGTGACGATGAGCGAAGGGTGGTCAAGGCAGGGGTGCCTATGCCCGATCTCATGCGCCGGGCGCGTATAAATTATATATCCATCACACAAGGACATGGACCCAATTTTTGCATTTTTTATTTTTCGTTATTCTGAGGGGAATTAAATGAAAACCGCCATTAAATTAACGCTAATTTCGCTATTTTTATTTTCCGCTTTTCCGCTATTTGCCGATTATCAGGAATTCCAATTACTCGCATCGAGGACCGAAACCGCAACAGGCGGTACTACTCTCGGCGTCGAGCATCGTGGCGGTGGCGATCTCAGATGTTATTTGGACGTTACTGCAGCCTCGGGGACCACGCCTACCTTGAATGTGAGCGTCGTCGGGCTGGTCAATGCCAAGCAGCACATTCTCTTACCGGCTTTCACGACCGATGTAGCGACTGTCAGCACCCACAATATTTTAATTAACCAGGCACCTAATTTGCTGGTTGTGGACTGGACGATTGGCGGTGGCACGCCGAGCTTTACTTTCAACATTCAGTGCGCCGGAGCTTGACGATGCCTTATTGGGGTCACAACAAGCCGAATCGCTCTTATTTTTTTCGCGAAATAGCGAATTATTTTCGAGGCCGGGGCATTACCTCTCACCGGAAAATAACTGAATTAACGTATCGCTGGATCAGGCAGAAGGGCTACAGGCTTCCGCAATGACCGGTCGAGGCTACCGAGCACGCCAGAAGGCCTACAAGCGCAAGAAGCGCCAGGCCGAACGCGAGCAGCAGCTCGAATTACAGCGCCGCAGGGCGCAATCAAGGGGAGGACAAGCAGATGGGCCGCATCACAGTAACGGTTGAAGGCAGTTTTGGAGATTACGGCACCAAGGAATTCAGTGCCGAGGAAGGTGGTCACGCCTATGCGCTGACCCGAGCCATTGGCTTTTTGTTCGTGGTGATGAGCAAGGCGATCCGGCTCGACCATGACTTGCATGAGAAAGGCACGCACCCGCCGAGGTCAGCATTTGGCACTAAACCGAAATAAGGAAATCCGCTTTTTGCAGCCGAAACCTTGGCTATTTATCTCGCCGAAGTGGGTTATTTGCATGGTTTGTTTGTGTTCGCACCATCCGAGGACACGAAACGGAGCCGCTCGCGCTTTGAAACAGCATCATCGCTGTGGGCTATTTGGAGAGCATCTTGAAACCCGACCGGCTCAATAAAATAGCGCCGATGCCCACGCAAAAGACAGGTAGTTACGGCAATCGGAGCGCAAATAGCCACGACGACGAGTATTGGGAGCGACTCAGGAAGCAATTTCAGACCTGTCAGCACGATCACGCCGGCGCTTATTGCGAGTATCGCACCGGTAATCCGGGCTCAATCGAGAAAATAGCCAGAGAAATAGAGGTCAACGAGGACATTATTCAGAGCGATAAATTCAAGTTGATGAAGGCCAACGGCAGTTTCGGCGTGCGGGCCTCGGATCGTTTGCTCAGGGCCGGCAATGTCTATGGGAGCAGAAGATGATCGCCTTTATTTTCAGTGTGCAGTACACCGCCAATCGCTTCACTCAGGACTTGCTGACTAGGCACGGCATCGAGTACGTGCACGCGCATCCGGTCAAATCCCGGCTGTTATTTATCCGGGGCTGGCTCAGGAAGTGCCATGACAACAACTGGCCTATCGTCGTGCCACTACGGATCGTGCAAGAAGTCACGCAGTCATGGCTACGGCGCGACAAAAATCTCGATGAAATGTGTGATCAGTGGCGAATGCTCAATGACGAACTCGACGGCTACGAAATCTGTCCGTTGCCGGTCGATTCGGCGTTTATCCGTGAAAATCACCTGAAATACCTGTCGGAGCGCTGCGGCGTGGAAATAACAACGGATTGGGCCAATTACGGAGGCATTCAGGGCGAGCGCGTGCCGTGGCCCGATGGCTGTATCGAGCTTGTCGGCGAGCTGTTGCTAGAAATGCCGGCACTGGTCGAAGTCTATATGCCGGGAATACTCACTCAGAAGGAGAATGTTCCACATGGAACATGCCATTGACATTTTCACTGACGAGATCCCCGTTGATCCCGCAATAGCTAGAGCGACCGAGCTGGCGCAGCAGTACCCGAAAGACTGCGAACAATGGGATTCACAGCTCTGGCGCCTGCACAATATCTACTGGATCGTTGATAAACGCGGCGACAAGATAAAATTTCAGCCGAATTGGGCTCAGGTCGAGCTTTTGGAGGCGTTCTGGTATCTGAACATCATCCTCAAGGCGCGGCAGCTCGGCTTCACGACCTTCATCGACCTGTTATTTCTGGATAACTGCGTTTGGACCGAAAATAAGCGGGCCGGCATCATTTGTCACAACCGCGACGACGCCAGCACGATTTTCAGGGATAAAGTCAAGTACCCGTTCGACCACCTACCGGATCAGATCCGCGCCAACATGAATCCCAACACGGATTCGGCCCGCGAGCTGCTTTTTCCCAATAATTCCAGTATTCGCGTCGGCACATCACTGAGATCCGGCACGCTCAACTACTTGCATATCAGCGAGTACGGCAAGCTCTGTGCACAAATGCCTATCAAGGCCAAGGAAGTCAAATCAGGCGCACTCAACACCGTAGAAGCCGGCCAGATCATCTGCATCGAGTCCACTGCAGAGGGTCGGGCCGGTCATTTCTACTCGCTCTGCCAGGACAGCCAGAAAGACGCCGAACAAGGCAAGACGTTGACGCCGCTCGATTACAAGTTCCACTTCTTTCCGTGGTGGCGGCACCCGCAGTACAGCCTCGATGGACCGGAATACGACGATATCGTTATTCCCAAGGATTATCTCGAGTATTTCGATGATATCGAGGAAAAGATCGGCAAGAACCTGACTCGCGGCCAAAAGCTCTGGTATCTGAAAAAAGCCAAGATCCAGGGCGAGGAAATGAAGCGCGAATATCCGTCAACGCCCGAGGAAGCCTTCTACGCCAGCATTGCCGGCGCCTACTACAAGAAGCAAATGTCAGCCATGCGCCTCGAAAAGCGCATTCGCCGCGTGCCGTATTCGCCCTCGTTCCCGGTCAACACGTTTTGGGACTTCGGCTACAACGATGACAACGTGATTCTGTTCCACCAGCACATCGGGCTCGAACACCGCTTCATCAACGCCTACAAGAATAGCGGCGAGAGCCTGGCGCACTACGTCGGAAAAATGCAGAGCTATGGCTACGACGTTTGGGGCCGTCACTACCTGCCGTGGGACGCCGAGGCTCACAGCCTGCAAACCGGCAAAACCAACTACGACATTTTGTGGGATCTCGGCATGAGGCAAATGACCGTTGTGGACCGCATCGAAGCCGAGCGCGACGGCATCGAGGCCTGCCGCAACGCTTTACCGGGTGTCTGGATTGACGAGGAAAACTGCCAAGACCTCATCGACGGCCTCGATCACTTCCGAAAGGAATGGGACGACAAGCACGGCACCTGGAAAGACACGCCGTTACTCGATTGGGCCTCTCATCCCTCAAAGGCCTTTGAATGTTTCGCTCGCGGCTACAGCAAGGGTCCGAGCGAGAAAAAACGCAAGAAACGCAGGCGTAGCAACAGCTACATGACGATGTAAGGAGATCTGAAATGGCACACCCGAAAGGAAGGCGCAAAAAAAGCTCCAAACGCAAGGGCCGGGGCGTTTCGCATACCGCGAAAAAGAACGCCAGAAGCGGAGGCAAACCAGCACGGAATAAGCCAAGAGGTAGAGGATAACCGAAGTGTCAACGCTGGAATCCTCGATTTTAGGGATTCTGGCAGTGCTGTTGACCGGCTACGTCGCAAAACAGTCGATTGAGGACGACATAATGCGTATGATCGCGGTCGCAGCTACCTTGACCGCGTTTTGGATCTTGGTGGCGATTGCCGCCGAAGAATTAGCGGCCTGGATCATCACTGACCTATTTGGGGAGGAACAACATGAGTAACGGAACTGGAGCAGGACTGGCACGATCAGACGCACCTGATCGCCAAGCGAATTTCTTTGAAAGCACCGAAGGCACCTATCAGCAGACTACGGATCGCCTGTCCGGGTTTAGCAATCGCATCGACAGCATGTGTAATCGCATGGGTGGCGACAATCCGCCGCGTGACACGGACAAAGTTGCGGGTTTGAGCGCGGAAAAGCCTTCGGCATTGTTCGACCGCTGCAATATCGCTGAAAAACAACTGGCCGTCATGCTCAACGTGCTCGATGACTCCATTAGCCGACTCGAAAACATCGGCTTACTGTAAGGAAATCAACATGCAATGCCCGAATTGTGAAATGGTAAACCAAGTGCCGGGGCAGAATTGCTCACACTGCAACAAGCCCATACCGGAGGAAAAACCGACTTTTACGGAATCAGCCGATGAGTCGGAAGAAGCCGCCGAAGTTGAAACACCAGCAGCGGAAACGGAGGCGAACCCTGCAGAGGCCGGGGAAGCACAAACCGAAGAAGCTCCACCCGACGACGCCGTAGAGACGGAATCCGGTCATGTCGATAATGTCGGCGACGAAGCGGAGACGCCCGTTCCCTAACATCGTTGTCAAGTCGGTGGTCGAGGAACGCCTCGGCCGTTTCGTGCTGGTGATCAACGAAATAGAGAAAGTGGTCTATGTCCGGGCCACTGATGGCGTTGCTCCATCTGCCGAGGAACGCCTGAACATCGAAAAATTTCTGCGCTACAAACGCTCCGATATCATCCATCCCACTGTCAAGACCGGATGGGGAATTCAGTTCGCTTTAGATCTTCCGATGTAGGTCCGTGCAAAAAATCTGGCGCCGGTGTAAATTCGGGCCGACGAACCAGGAGCCCGATCATGCCGGTAGCTCGACGCCGCCCAGGTCTGCTAGATCCGTTCAAAGGACAGATCCAAGCCAATATAGATCGGGAGGAAGCTGCGCTTAAACTTGCCAAAGCAGGCCGACCTCGCGGGCGACGCGCACAGACACCGGGCGCTGACTTGCTGGATCGTCTGGACATTCGGAGGAATCCGCCACCGAAAAAACGTAAGAGGGCCGGATAATGCCTGTCGGACAATTTCGTGCTCGGGTCGGTGCTGGTCGAAATTTGATGAAACTGGCACAGGATAGTTTCGCGCTTGCACGACACCGAGAGCGCGTAGAACTCGAAAAGATCAAAGCGGCCAAACCTCGACCGCCGCAAAAGGGGGGTCAGATCTCGCCGGCTGTGCTTGATCGACTTCTTGGTGGCATCGGTGCGACACAACCCACTGCGACGCCGACACTGGCGGCAAATGTGCCGCCGCTGCGACGCCGGCGTAGGAGAATTTAGATGCCTAGAGTTGCTCAAATTGCGGTTGGCCCTCGCGCACTGGCAAATGAGCGTCGCTTGCAAATTGCCGCTACCGGCGCTCGTCAAGATGCCGAGCGTTTGGCGCGCATTCAAAGAGGAAGGCAAGGACCGGGGCAAATAGATCCCGGTGTTTTGCAGCAATTACTGGCGCAGCCTGCTACCCCAGGTGCTCCTGACCCGCTGCCGAACCCGAATCCAACTTTAGGGACCAACGTACCGCCACGTAGGAGACGAGATCAACAAGGCAGACGGTTCGATGCAGGGGGAGCATTCACAGGGGGCGCCTTCTAATGCCTGTTGTTGGTGGTTTCGGCTTTGACGCTCGCCGAGCGAATCTGGCAGTGCGAGCAAATGCAAAAGCAGCTTCCCAAGCGCAACAAGCCGGTGTGAGCGGCGGCGGCATAACCCGTACCGGTGAAATAGATCCCGACGTTTTGGACGTATTACTCGGCGCTGCACCACAACCAGGGCGGTCGCCAACTTTAGGGACCAACGTGCCGCCAGTGCGTAAGAAGAAACGTCGCGTCGTATAGGCATCACTATGCCAACAACCGATGAAATACTGCGCCGACGCCAACGCTTAGTTCCGGTAAAGTTGGATCAGCCACCGCCGCCCAAAGCCGTCAGTGTCGTAGCACCATCTGGTAAGAAGCGAAAGGAAAGCGTATTTCAACCGACTCGCCGAGTTGATTCAACGCCGCAGCAAGAAGCCAAGAGGCTTTTAACGCAACGCCGCCTGCAGCAATCACAAAGGATTCAGAATATCCAGCCGGATCTCGATGAGGACGATAAACGTAAACGTAGGAGAGCCTAATGGCCTGTGCTGGCTGTGCAAGACGACGCAAGAAAATAGCTGCCGCGTATCACGCCGCCATAGAGGGTTTTACGGTAGCCAGGCAAAGCTATCGCAGTCAGACAACCGAACCCGCTGAGATTGAAAAGCGACTGATTCCACCGCCGATGACGGCCAGAATTATTGATATCAGAGAATGAAAGAAACAGTTTACAAAACCAAGGATTACGGCGAATTCGTCATTCGGCAGCAGTATGTCAATACGAGCCCGAGCGATATCAGTTCTGATTACGAGCCGGCGCTAGTGATTTGCCGGCCAAAACGCCGTCAGTCTCGCGCTGCGTGGATCATTATGTTGTCGAGTGCATTCAAGTACGTCGATGACCCGCAAAAAGGCGGGCATTCACAATACATGCAAGTCGCCAGCTACAAGATTTGCGACATGCTTAATCTCAGTGTCACCAAAGAGCAAGCCTTCAAGATCGCAGAGGCAATTCTTGGAAATCTCGAAGATTTGATCAATATGCCGCCTGTGAACTGGCAACCGGAGCCGATTGCTGATATTCAGGCCAATATCGACGGTACTCACATCACAGCGACGGTTCACTGATGGTTGCGTCTATCGAAAACATGCGAAACCTCAAACGCGGCATTAAGCCGTTGGATGAGCGTTTTGAGAACTTTGCTGACGAGCCTGACGAGGAAAGCAAGACACACCCGCTCGATTCGCCTGAAAGCAGAATGTTGTTGAAAAAGCTGCAGGAATGGTGGAATGAAGCTCGTACCGCACACTCCGAAAATCGCTTTCAGCAATCTATCGACGCCGATTTTTACGATGGTCTGCAATGGGACGACCGCGATGCGGAGATCCTGCGCGAACGCGGCCAGGCGCCGCTTGTTTTTAACAAAACGGCGCAACACATCAACTGGATTCTCGGCACCGAGCGCCGTACTCGGGTTGACTTCAAGGTACTGCCGCGAAAAGACAATCACGATCAGCAGGCCAACGCTAAGACCAAACTACTGAAATACGTCAGCGATGTGAACAAGGGTCAGTTCGCCCGCTCGCGTTCGTTTGCCGATGCCATGAAAGTCGGCGTCGGTTGGCTAGAGGACGGTATTCGCTCAGATCCCCGCGAGGAACCGCTTTTTCAGCGTTACGAGCACTGGCGAAATATGTGGTGGGATGCCCTTGCGAAAGAGCCACACTTGCAGGACGGCAGATATATATTCCGCGTCAAGTGGGCCGACACCGACATTGCCGAGGCCATGTTCCCGCAACGAAAGGCGATACTGCAACGCACCGCCCGACATAGCGATCTGAACTTCTTCGAGGACGACGACGACTTTACTTTCACATCGTTGTATGCGGATCACCGTGCGTCACACCCTGTTTTTGCCAGGGGCCGGTCATTCCTCGATACCAGTTTCAATATCGGCAATCGTCGCCGGCGCAACAAGCTCATCGAATGCTGGTATCGCAAGCCGGTTAATGCCACGTTTCTGCGAACAAAGCCTCATGCGCTGATGCAACCGGATTTGCTCGACCAGCTCGAACAGGTCAATGGCTTGCCTTTCGACCAAGGAGATCTGAACCAAGATTTTCTGATCAGAAACAATCTGGCATCGACTTTCGACGCCGTGGAACTGCAAGTGTGGGTCGCTATTTGGACCGGCGACAATCTGCTGCAGAACGTCCCGAGCCCATATAAGCACAACCGTTTTCCGTTCACGCCGATTTGGGCCTATCGCCGCGACAGAGACGGTATGCCATACGGACCAATTCGCAACATGCGGGATGCTCAGGAAGATCTCAACAAACGTAAATCCAAGGCGCTGTTCATTCTCAGTACCAACCAGCTCATCGGTGACGAGGATGCTTTCGAGGATTGGGAAGAAGCAGTTGATGAGGCCGCACGCCCGGACGGTGTGTTGAAACACAAACGCGGCGCCAATTTCGAGATCAACCGCAATATCGACTTGGCCGAAGAACACGTTATTTTGATGCGTGACGATATCGCTTTTCTGGAATCGGCCTCTGGCGTCACCGAGGAAAACCTTGGCGAAGTCACTAACACCAATTCCGGCACCGCCATCAATCTCAGGCAGACGCAAGGCTCAGTTGTTACCGCGATGTTGTTCGACAATCTGAGGGAAAGCATACAGTTGGAAGGCGAAGTTCAACTTGCCTTGGTCGAACAATTCTATGCCGAGCCGAAAATGATTCGTATTGTCGATGACAGCGGCCGAACCGACTTCATGGGCATAAATCAGCGGCAGACCGATGAGGACGGCAATCTCAGCGTTTTGAATCCAATTACCGAGACAGCCGCCGATTTCATCGTGGATACACAGGATTTCCGCGAAACGATACGCCTGGCTATGTTCGATCAGCTCATGGAAATGACGACAAGGCTAGATCCACAAGTCACCATGCAGATCCTTGATCTGATTATTGATCTCTCTGATGTACCGGGTAAGGACGAAATTACTCGGCGCATCCGAATGATCAATAACATGACCGATCCCGATGATCCGAACCGCGAGCAAATTGAGGCCGAGAAGGCCGCAAAACAGAAGGAAGATGCTGACCGGGCTACCCGCGGTGAATTGGCAACAATCACCAAGGACGAGGCAATGGGCGATAAATCTCTTGCCGATGCCGCCAGCATGAGAGCCGAGACGCTCAGGGAAGCCCTTGAGATTGCCGCCTCGTTGAAAGGCGACCCCATTTTGGCGCAGGCCGTCGATATACTGGTGGCCTCGTTACAGACTACCGACACTGCGCCGGCGACTGCCGCGACAATACCCGGCCCGCCAGCGCAGACTTTGGAAGTAGAAACCCCGTTTAATCAAGAAACGGAAACTCAGCAATAGCTTCGCATGAGTGAAGGAGTGTAGAAATGTCACCACAAGACGACGCTGCAGCAGCAGCACCAGCGGCCGACGAGCACGCTGACGTAAAACCCGGTCTTTCCGATGAGGAAAAAGCCGCACTAGCGGCCGAGGACGACGATAAAGCCGGCGACGGCCAAGCAAAAGGCGATGAGGCCAAAGACGCGGATAGTCCTCCCCAGGATGCGGCAGCGGCCGATTCAACTGATGCCGCCGCCGCCGGCGCCGACGACGACAAGCCAGCGGAGATCCCGCGAGGCGCAGCCGCCAACGTGGAGTTGCAACCGGTTCGAGACATTGATTTGGCAGCAGTAGGCACTCGCCTGAACGAGTTGGATGAGCTGCAGGCTGATTTGGACAAGAAACTCGATGCCGAGGAAATCGACACCAAAACGTATTTGTCACAGTCCCGCGAAATCATGTCAGAGCAAGGCGACTTAACGGCTGACGTTCGTGAGGCATCTTTTGTCCAGAGCGCAAATAAATCGCTTGCGGTGAAGGATTGGCAGGACTCAGTGAATGATTTTGTCGATGGCAACGTCGAGTTCGCCAGCACGATCATGCAAGGCGCATTGAACGCTGCTTTGAATGAACTCTATCTCGATGAGAAAAATATCGGTTCGTCACACAACTGGTATCTGGAAACGGCGAAACGCGCTGTGCTCGAACAGATCACGCCAGCGCAGGCGGCGAAAGATAATCCGCCCGACGCCGATCCGAACGCCCAGGCGGTCGCTGCCGCCAAAGGTGCTGCTGACGCGGCGAACGACGCCAAGGGTAAATTGCCAAAAACTCTGAGCGACGTTCCATCAGCCGATGAAGGCGATACCGGCAAGGATAAATTTGCGGATCTCGATGATCTTGATGGCATTGAGTTGGAAGCCAAACTCGCCAGCATGACCGACGAGCAAGCAGATGAGTATTTGCGGGCTCAGTAATGGCTCGCGTGTTCTTAGATCTGAAAACCGGCAAAACCCTGTATATTGATCTCGCAGGGTTGTCACCGGAGTTGTTGTCGAATGGTGTCGGCGCAGTGTCGCTCACCCTTCGAGAGAAGAAAGGTAAATCGGCCCGCTTTGAAATTGACGCAGATGAGAGGGTGTTCATAGACTTGCACCCCCGATCTGTAGTAAAACTCGCAGCGGAAACCTAGCTAAAATTGTTCCGGGTCGCATGAGTGACTGAACTCTCCAAAATTACCGGAGGTAGTTACTCATGGCACGCACAATCATCGGACTGAATGATCCGAAAGCAGTCAAGCGATTCAGTGCGTTTCTTGCCGTCGATACCGCCCGTATCAGTTATTTCAATCGAAAGTTCATGGGTGTCGGACCCGAAAGTGGTATGCCGATCCAGATGCTTCCCGAGTTGGAAAATGACGCGGGTGAGCAAATCACGTTTGACTTAATCATGCAGCTCAGGCAGCAACCGATTGAGGGTGACGACGTTCAGGAAGGCACCGAAGAAGATCTCAAGTTCTACACCGACCAAGTGTTTATCGACCAGATGCGCGGCGGCGTGAACGTCGGCGGTCGAATGACTCGCAAGCGAACCATCCACGATCTCCGTCGAATTTCGAGACGCCGGCAATCGGAATGGTGGGGCCGAGTATTTGATGAATTGTTTTTCATCTACTTATCCGGCGAACGCGGTGTGAATACTGAGTTTATTTTTCCCACCACTTACACCGGTTTTGCAAACAATCCGTTGCAAACACCGGACGCCGATCACAGGCTGTATGGCGGCAACGCCACTTCCAAGGCGACCGTTGATGCCGCCGATATCATGGACACCGATGTTGTTGATCGGTCAAAGACCAGAGCCGTGATGATGGGTGGCGGCACACAGGGAACGCCGCAGATCCAGCCAATAATGATCGACGGCGAGGAACATTACGTCTTGCTCATGTCTCCGTGGCAAGAATTCGATCTCAGGACAGCGGCAGGCGCCGCCAACTGGCTCGAAATTCAGAAGGCGGCGGCTACGGCCGAAGGTCGTAAGTCGCCGATCTTCAAAGGCGGGCTTGGTATGCACAATAATGTCGTGCTACAGAGCCATAAAGCGATTTTGCGATTTACCGACTATGGCGCCGGTTCCAATGTCGCAGCCGCCAGAGCCTTGTTCATGGGCGCCCAAGCTGGCGTTGTGGCCTTTGGATCACCAGGCACCGGGCTCCGTTTCGATTGGCATGAAGAAAGCCGCGACAACGGAAATCAGGTGGTAATATCCACTTCGTCAATTTACGGATTGAAGAAAACGAGATTTACCATCGAAGGCACGGCAAAGGATTTCGGCATTCTAGCGGTTGATACCGCTGCTGCTGATCCGGCACCTGTCACCTAAAAGGGAGGAAGTGAAATGACAGACTTTACACACCCTCTTGGTGGAAACGCCGGATTTGCTCTCAACTCACCGCAGTTGGGCGAGGTCCGGGTTGAGCAAGCGCGAGCCACGATCACCACCGAACCGAGTGCTGCTGATCGAATTCTGATGATGAAACTCGCAGCGGGTCATACCGTTTGCGACGCCATCCTGTTTTCGACAGACATGGACACCGGCGCGGGACTTGTGCTCGATGTGGGTATCCTAGATATCTTCCAAGATCCGGCTGATACGACCGACGACGATGTTTTCTTCCCGGCGACGACAATCGGACAGGGAACGACCGTCTTGGAGCGTATGTCGAACAAGATCGGTTTCGAGCTTGCACCGACGAACTACGAGCGAACGATCACGATAACCTGGGACACGGTTGCCGCGACGTTTGCCGCCGGCGAAGTCGGACTGCAATTCTGGATGCGCGCAGTTCAGAACCAAGAGTTGCCAGTAGTGACCAATCCGTAAGCTAATTAGCCCGCCCTGATTTTCGGGGCGGGCGCTTACAGCCTGGGGAGGGCAAGAAAATGCTGATCGAGTGCAGACAGCGACGCGATGCGCGTCCCAAGAAAGTTGGCCGAAAAGACGTTGACGTTGGCAGTAAAGCCAGAGTTTTCGGCAAGCTCTACCATTTCAGACCTCAAGCCGATTTGCTCAATGGCAAGGGAGATCCGCTCGCGCATGTTTGCGTAGTGGAAGATCCTCGCGCCATCGAGCGATTTCTGAGTATCGCCGAGGCCTACAACGAGGTCGGCAAACCGCCGCGTGTTCAAACAATTGAAGCACCGCCAACGGTCGGCCAACCGCCGATTAAAACCGAATTGGTGGATGCCGGTGACAAGCTCGGACACTTGGACTCTGAGCCTTACGTTGCCGATCCGCTGGCAATGGCAAGGCAATTGCAGGCGCAGTGGAAGGACGACATGCTCGACAAGGCGATCAATGATATCGTCAAGGAAATTCCGGGCCTGAACGATACCGAGCTGATGTTGTTATATGTCGGGGAGCAAGACGGCCAGAAGCGAGAGGAGCTGTTGAAGCTGTTACGGCCTGAACAAGAGGCCGAGGCCAAACCAGAGCCCGAGCCGGTTGAGGAAAAAGGGGAGACAGTCGAAATAAGCATGGAGTAGTGAATGTCGGTAATTGGCGATCTCAAACCACCCCTGACATTGGAACAGCTCGCCTCGATTTTTCGCTCGCGGGTGGACGATCTGCCGGGAGATATTGTCGATAAATCTGTGCCGTGGCAGAACGATGATACGGGCTTGCTGTGGACGAATGACGAGATCTGCGGCTATGCCGATGAGGCTCAGACCGAGCTATTTCGACGCATCGGTGGCGTACTCGACCAGCACACTACCGTTGCCATAAATCACATTACCGTTGCCGCCGGCGTCCAAAGTTACTCCTATGACAAGCGCATTCTCAAAATTGAGCGTGCGAAACTCGTTGAAGATGTTTCTGCCGATGAATTTGTGCTCGAAAAACGCTCACCCGATTGGATGGACGATCATCATGTTGATTGGGAGTTAGAAGGCAATGCCACCGGCCAAGGCATAGTCGAATTCTTTATTGATTACACCGAAGAACGCCAAGTCAAACTGTGGCGCGTCCCTGGGGTCGCTGGCGTCCTGCATCTGACAAGTTGGCGCCTTCCTGTAAATCACTTGTCTTGGGCTCTACGACACGTATTGATTGAGTCACCTGACGAACATCAAATGGATTTGCTCGATTGGATGATGTTTCGCGCCTACCTCAAGCGCGATGCCGAGAGTGAGAACCCTGACCTTGCAGCAGTGCACAAAGGTCTGTTTGATGAGCGCATAGGTGAAAGACCTTCGGCTAGACTTGAAGCGGTACGCCGCCGAGAGCACAAGTCAAATCGGCGCGTCAACGCGCACTTTTTCTAGGAGATAAGCAATGCCTGATTCAAGACTACGCGCAACGGTGAATGTAACGCTTGCGAAACCTATCGACGCGGTGGATCTCGCCAACAATCCGACGATTACGACCGTCACCACGACCGTCACGGTTCCCGGCGTCAAAGCCAATCAGATGTACTTGGTTGCCTTGGCGAATGCCGATCTCGATGTTGGTCTGCTGCTGCAGGGCGTCGTTTACGCCGAGGCTGATGATCAGCTCATTATCCGAACGGTGAATCCGACGATTGCCGGTATCAATCCGGCAGCCGCGACGATTTATGTCATAGGCCTGTAGGCTTTTCTGATGATCGGCAAAACGGGTGGCATCGTTGCCGGAATTCTCGTTGCCGGCGGTGTGCTCGCCGCTATTACTCAGGGCGGCGCGTTTTGGCACGACTATGGTTGGGTCTTTAAGAGCGATTATCGCGAATATCATGCCGGCGTTGTTTCAACCACCCAGGTTGAAGAAATAGGGCGATTGTTGGGGGAGCTAAAAGAGGGTCAAGACAGGAATCAACGGCAATGGGAATGCGACGAGCTGGATGAGGAAATTCCCGAACTGGAACTTCAACTCTTAGATGCTCAGACCAACGCGGAAAAGGTGGCTTTGCAACACAAACTCGACAAGAAACGGGAGCGGTGGGATAAGCTCAAATGTTCCGAATTCACTGATCTGGATTAGCGCATGACGATCTTATTTTGCGACGGGTTCGAGAATTACAACGCGAATGCCGATATGGCTGGAATGTGGACGGTCGGCAACGTCAATACTTTCCTGCAGGCGGGCCGGGATGCGTCCGGTAACTCGATTCGACTGAATCTTTCTACTGATACGATCACTCATGCCATTGGCAATCATGTCAGTGGCGTGATGGGTTTCGCGTTCCGCTACAACACCAATCCGGTTATCACCGATTGGTTTGCCGAGCTGCGCGAAACCACTGCCTCGGGCGGCAATCACCTTCGGCTGTATCTGACTAGCAGCGGTCAATTAGAAGTTCGACGCGGAGCAGTAAGTCTTGGCTTGGTTTCAAGCCGCACGCTCGCGGAGGACGTTTGGAATTTCATCGAATGGCGTTGGCTGATCAACGATACTACTGGCGAAACTGATGTTCGTGTCAACGGTAAGACGGGGGGTTGGATCAGTGACACAGGCCTCGATACGCAGAACGGTGGCAATGCCTTTGTCGATGCAGTTCGCCTCAAGGGCTCAGAGAATTTCAGCGGCCGACCTTACGATTACGATGATATGTATGTGCTGGATCTCACCGGTGGCGCACCGGGTAATACCTTCCTCGGGGATTGCCTTGTTGAAACCCTGAATCCGAGTGGTGCCGGTGCCGAAGCACAGTGGGCGCCCTCTGCTGGTGTGCCATTTCAGAATGTTGACGAAGCAACACCCGATGGCGACACGACTTTCAATTCCTCGGGCGTGGTTGACGACGATGATCGACACGCAATGGATAATCTGGTCAACGTGCCATCCACAATCTTTGCGGTTCAGATACAGGCCGCTTTTCGCAACGAAAACTCGGGTGCTCGGGATGTTCGATTAAAGGCCTTTGACGGTACGACCGAGGGCCAGAGCGGTGACAAGACGCCGACTTTCGACCCGGCCTATGTTTTTGAATTTGAAATGTTCGAGGATCACCCCACCGACGCGAATCCGTGGTCAACAGCGGAAGTCAATGCGATGGAGGCCGGCTACAGGGTACAAACCTGATGCCGGATACCGGTTTTGTATTTCCTAGCACGGCGGTAGGCAATCGGCCTATTACTGACTCTGATCTTGACTGGACGACGCCTAGCAACGTCACTGCAGATGATACGAGTGTTGCCGAAGTTGGCCCGTTGTCATTTACACAATCGCGGGGATTAGCCGCTACAAATTTTGATTTCAGTTCTATTCCTGCTGGCTCGATCATCGACGGAATTGAGATTCGGGTTGGCGATTATGTCGCGCCGGGAGGAAATACACCTTGGGTAGTCGTCAGATTGATCCTTGCCGATGATAGCGATGGTTCCGTTAATCGCTTTGCTGAACTGCTCGGAATTACCACCACAGAACAAACGGATGAAGTGGGTGGTGCGGCAGATCTGTGGTCCGAAACGATTAACTTAGCTGACGTTCAGAATTCAAATTGGGGGTTTTTTGTTGGATGCGAACACCAAGGTGCTTCTGCTAGGAATGTCGATGTTGATTTTATGCAAATGAAGGTCTATTACACGGAGTCAGCAGAAGCCGGCCCGCCGGATGCTTGGGCTGTTCAGACACAACGAAATTCACGTAAAAGTGGCCGGTATATATAATGGGCGGCGTCGTATCAGTCGAACGAATTGATATTGATCTGGCAACCGCCGGAGTTTCCGGCAATGCCGATACTTCGCTGGGTCAGGTCATTGCCAAGTGTGTGCCGTTTAGCACGTTCAACAAGGTTGGCATTACCGATAATGCCGATGCGGATAGCTTTGATCGCAGTTGCATCGACGTTCAGATAGTCGATAACGGCGGGACCGCTAACGTGCAGATTGATCGCGCTGTTGCGTTTTCAGTGGCGGGCACTATTGAGAGTCGCACTTACGTTGTGGAGTTCGACTCTGACATCAACGTACAAAGCGGCACCTTCACGGCAGGAACCGCCGAGACAATCACAGCAGTTGATCAGACAAAAGCATTCATCGTTGCGTACTGGGAGAAATCAACTGCCGGCGATGTTGACGCGCATGGCGAGGCTCAGGTTCGTGCCTATTTTGCCTCTGATACGTCAATCAATTTTGATCGGGGAATAACCGGCGGCGCCTGTACCGGGCATTATTTCGTCATCGAGGACACCGCAAGCAACTGGGATGTTCAGGCATTCGAGTGCATATTCGGTGCAACCGACGCCAGTATTACCGACACCATAACGTCAATTGACACCGCCAAGACCTTCCTCTCGGCCTTTGTTGAGTGCGCGCAGGCAGACGATGATGGTGAAACCGGCATTTTCGAGGTTCAGCTAACCAGCGGCACGGTCGTCACCGCAGATCGCTTTACGGGGACAGGGGGTTCGGTAGGAACCGTTAGTGGATTCGCCGTGACTTTCGACAGTGGCGGTGATGAGAATGTTTATCGGGGTCGCTTTGCTTTTGCGGCCAATGACGCTCAAGAGGTAGCCAGTCACGCCGCCATTGATCCCGACTTTTCGATAGCCGGTACGCCGATTAAAGTTCAGGCAAACGCGCCACCCAACACAGGCACAACTGCGTCATCCGATAACGGCGGCATCCTCGTCACGGTGATACTTAATGCTACCGATGATGGCGTCGTTGGTGATCGTGCCACTCATGGCGCACACGCGAACAATTGTCCGTGGGAAACGATTGAATGGGCCGCTTCTGCTGCCGCCGCCGAACCATTAAGTGCTTACACGCCGAATGAACAGCGCTCTGTGAGATCGAGATATCTATGAGCGGTTATGTGAAAGTAGGTGAGGTTTCTAACGAATTTCGCGCCCGCGCCATTGTCATTTCGAGACAGTGTGAAGGTTGGCAAGTCTCTGAGGGAGTGAATACCGCCTATGCAGCGACTATGGCGGGTCGGGCAGAGCTGGAAAAATCAAGTGAGTTGATTGATCGCTGGCCTGTCGATCTCTGGCAATCGGCCTTTTTCCTGAAACTCGAGCCCGGTGGCAACATTCACCGTCACACCGATGAGCCCCACCCCTGGAACACTTACCATATTGTTCTGCTGACCAATGACCAGTGCATCAATTCCATGTATTTCGAGGATGGCAGCGAAGAACATTTGCACCTTGAACCCAATGGCATCTACTCCGTGGATCGGTCGATTGAGCATGATTCAGTGAACAATGGCGAGACTGAACGCATTCATCTGCTGATGGAAGTCAACGACCGGTGAGTATTTATTACAAAAAAGTCGGTGAGATATCTGAGGAATTTTGCAGCCAGGCGGCGGCTATCGCCCACAATTCCGAAAATTGGCAGATTGCCGACCGCCCCGGTTTATGTGTCTATTCCGTAACGATGGACGGTCGGGAGGAATTGGAAAAACTGACTGAGCTGACGGATCTCTGGCCTGTCGATCTCTGGCAAGGACATCGTTTTGTGAAAATTGACCCAGGTGGCTACCTTCATCGTCATACCGATGGCCGCGAGGCGTATTGGCATTCTTACCATATTATTTTGTTGACCAATGATCAGGCCATTAGCTCGATGTACGACCCCGATGGTACTGAGCACGCTTTTAATCTCGAAGCCTGTGGCATTTATGAAATAGATCGGGTTTGCGAGCACGGATCTGTGAATAACGGCGATTCCGAGCGCCTTCATCTTCTCATCGAGGTCAACGATGCCTAACATAAATACCTATCCGGCACCCGACAACAGCATGAAAACTTTCCTGAAAAAGCTCGGTCCTCTCGATCCTAGTCGCGGTGTTGTGATCGCTGTCCGTGCAACCGGACCCCTAGTTGTGGTATTCATCGACGGCGCCGGATTGCCGTTTCTGACGACCGTTGTTCACCCGGTCGGATTTCAGATGGTGAAGCTGGCGAGTCAAGCTGAAAAGGGCGACGTAGTTGTTATGCAAATCAATGGAACTGATGTACTCTTGCCCCCGGTTTCAGCGAAGAAAGTCGGTTCTGCGCTTCTGCGAAAGGCCGATTTTGCAGACGATTGGCAATTAGAGCACCGTAGGAGGGCCGCTCAATGATGGGACGACTTTATAGCGCGACTATCGGCGCAGAGGCACAGACCACAGCGAAAACGCTGGTTGAGATTGCTGCTGCGGCCGATCTGATCGTGACTCTCGAACGTATGTGGATCAGCCAGTCCTCGTTCGATACATCGGAAAATCTGAACTCCAAGGTTGAAGATGTAACCACGACCGGGACAGGCACCACATTCACGACTCCCGTACCACTGGTCACAAGCGATACGGCCGCGACTGCGGTAGTCAAGACCAACTTCACAATCGAGCCAATCTATTCCGGCCTCGTTTATATCGAGCAGGGCTTCAATGTCCTATCCGGTTGGCTGTGGACGCCGGCAAACGATGATGAGGTAATCACCGTTTCGCCGTCGCAGCTCGCAGGGATTCGACTCGATGTGGCCCCGAGTGGCTCGATGGATTTCAGTTACGGCTTGATATTCCGCGAGATCGGCGGCTAATAGCCACGCTGATGCGGGGTGGCCTCTTACTTTAGAGTTTTCTGGCGTCGTCAGCGCCGGACTCAAGAGCTACCCGCACTTGTTCCACCGCCCCCCGCCGCACCGGCGGGGGAGCCTGTTAGTGCATGGACGCCGTATTTTCAACGCACGCAGAACATAACGCACCGGCGACTGCCGCTTGAAAATCCGCACAATCCCGAATATCCGGCAACGCCAATACCGCCATTTCATTTGGCTTCTGTCGTTCCTGCTGTCTCGATTAAGCGTCGTGAAACGCGGCGACAGTTAATACCGACACCATTCCATTACGACAAGCCGCTCACCACGCGAGTTACGCACGCCACCGCTTCGGTGCTGTTCGGGCAGGGACCGCCGACAGTACGAGTCACTCACGCGACCGCTGCGGTCCTCTACCAAAGGCCTACCAGTCAAGGCCATCCTGAAACGACACCCGCCAAGAAGGGCCAGAAGAAAAAATTCGGCTTTATCGGCGGTGACACATCGACCAGCCGGGGACGACTTCGGGTACTGCAACCGGGCATTTTTACACCGACCCCGCCGGGTTTCTTTGAAGGACAGTGGCCCTCTCACAAGCCACCACCATTATTCAAAACAGCATTCAAGCGTCAATTACTGACGCCGCCTGAACACAATGAGTATCCGGTCGCAGCACGACCAATTCCAAGTGGTCCCGGTAATCGGCCATTCAGTATTTTCAAGCAGCGTTCTCGCCGCTTAAAGACGCCAATTCCGATTCCGTGGGCTCAACCGGCACCACCAGCGGCCGTACCATTTAGCGCTTACACACCAGTTCTCAAGGTCGTTGTCGCTGAGTTCGAGCGTCAGATCCAAAAGCTGCCGCAGCTTGACGAGCGCCCGCCCACTCCACCGGGATTCTTCGAGGGACATTGGCCCGGCTCCAAGGCAGTTGAGTCGTTCAATGTTTCATTCGAGCGCCAGCTTCAAAAGCTGCCACAACTCGATGAATACCCTGAGACTCCGTTCGGTTTCCAATGGGGTTTCTATCCGGGCTCGAAGCGGGTCGAGGCCTTCACTTGGGAATTTAAGCGCAAGCCGCAAACTGTCGAGCTGAACGAATATCCCGAGACACCGCCCGGTTTCTTTGAAGGACAATGGCCGGCATCCCTTACATTGCGCCCGTTCGAGATCTCCTTCGAGCGCCGATTGCAGCAGCTACCGCCGCTGTGGGAATACCCCGCTACGCCGCCGGGTTTCTTCGAGGGTCAGTGGCCGGCGTCCTTAACGCTCAGACCGTTCGAGATCTCCTTCGAGCGTAAGCGACGAGATCTGCCGCCGCTGTGGGAGTACCCGCCAACACCGCCCGGATTCTTTGAAGGCTTCTATCCGGGCTCGAAACGTGCTGAGTCGCTATTCGTCTCGTTTGATCGGGCGCTGCAGGAATTACCGAAGCTGGATCGGTTCGCACCCCCACCGGTATCTGCAGAAGATTACGCAGCATTTACTCCGGTCACTAAATTTAGTTGGTCGTATAAACGACACTTACAACCGGTCCTGATACCGCCCGAGTATCCACCCACACCGTTCGGATTCCAGTGGGGCTTTTACCCCGGATCTGCCGGTGTCAAGAGCTTCACCTATGAGTTTGAACGCACCATTCAGACGGTCGAACTCAACGAGTATCCACCGACGCCACCGGGCTTTTTCGAGGGCTTCTTCCCGGCGCCGATACGGCTCAAGCGCATCCCTTCAAGTTATCACCGTAAGGCGCTGCGAGTTCTTGATCCGCATGTTTATCCACCGACACCGCCAGGCTTTTTCGAGGGCTTTTACCCCGGATCTGCGGCGGTCAAGTCCTTCAAGGTTTCGTTTGACCGTTCCTTGCAGTCTGTTCCGCAGCTCGATGAGTACCCACCACCGCCTGTTGCACCTGATCTTTTTGCTGGTTTCACACCTGTACCAACGATCAGGCGCCGAGACATTAAGCGCACCCTGCAGACGGTTCAGCTCGATGAGCGACCACCGACACCGCCGGGATTCTTTGAAGGACATTGGCCCGCTCCTGTACCGATGCCGACGCACAAGACAGCGTTCGCACGGCGATTGCAGACGCTACCGCAGCTCGATGAGCACCCTGCAACGCCAGCCCCGGCCGTGCCATTTGCCGCCTATACGCCGGCGCTGGCATCATTTCACAGTTCATTCGCACGCGCCCGTAAGAAACTACCTGAATTACCTACGGCGCCGCCGACGCCACCTGGATTCTTCGAGGGCTTCTATCCGGGTTCAGCCGGGGTACGAGCGTTACGAGTATCATTTACGCGAGATCTCCAATCGCTGCCGCCACTGTGGGAATTCCCACCGACACCACCAGTCCCGTACACGGCCTATACGCCGGTACTTAAAGTCATCATCAGCCGCTTCGAGCGTGAGCTGCAGCGACTACCACAGCTCGATCAGTTCACGCCGACGCCTGCCGGTTTCTTTGCCGGCTTCTGGCCGGGATCTCGCCGGGTCGAGGCCTTGCTCGTTGAGTTCGAGCGTCAGATCCAAAAGCTGCCGCAACTCGATGAATTCAAAGCAACGCCACCACCACCACCGTTTACGGCATTCACGCCGGTAATCAAGGCGCATCGAAGTCGCTTCGACAGGCATCGAAAGGATTTGCCAGAGCATGACGAGTATCCGGCGACACCGCCTAGCCTCATCGAAATGCCGGCACCGTGGGCCGCTCAGCCGATCTATCGCCGTGATATCCGACGCAAGCTGCAACCCGTATGGAATCCCTCACCGATCGTCGGTGAGGGATTCACGCCTCATGCCGAGGACTGCAAGATCTGGTTTGCAGATCGGGGCTACACGGTATGGAAAGCCGATTGTGCAAGTACAGAGTGGAAAGCTGACCCGATTTGTGAGGTTTCGTAATGGCCTCTTATTTCAAGATATTTTGGCGAAAACAGCGGCAGCTTCAAAAATTACCGCAGCATAACGCCTGGGCGCCACCTGTCGAGGAACCGATAACGCCTGCACATTTTGAGCGTGTGCTAACGATCAAGCGGCGCGATATCAAACGCACGCTGCAGCAACCGCCATTCCATTTTGATAAACCCCTGACGACGCGGGTTACGCATTTGACCGCTGCCGCTCTTTACAACCAAGCGGCACCGACAGTTCGCGTGACCCACGCGACGGCGGCAGTCCTGATCAGTAATTACGGCTCTCAGAGCGTGCCGGAAGTCGATCTCGATAAACAGATACCGTTCAAGAGATCGTTCAAACGAACTATACAGCCGATCGCACACAACCCGGATTACCCGCCAACGCCACCGATTGTCTCGGTGGTGGCAGAGACACCAGCACTCAAGGCGACTAGATCATCGTTCAAGCGAACGATACAAGCACTGGCCCATAACCCGGCTTATCCACCGACACCGCCATTTGAGCCGATTGCGACTGTGCGCGTGCCGACGATCAAGCGGCGCGATATCGAACGGAAACATTTGCAGGCACCCCCGGTCAATCCACGCGGATTGCTGACTCGCGTTACGCACCTGACCGCTGCCACGCTACTCAATCTGGCGCCGCCGACTGTCCGAGTCACACATGCCACTGCGGCAGTGCTGATTAGCAACCGTGGTTCGCAAACAGTACCGGAAGTCGATCTGCAGAAAGCCTTCAAGACTTCATTCAAGCGCGAGCTGCAGCACTTACCGCATCCCGAGGACACGCCGGCAACGCCACCACCGCCAGTGCCTTACATGGCGTTTACGCCTGTATTGAAGTCGATTCTCAGCCAGTTTGAGCGTGAGCTACAGAAGTTACCGCAACTGGATGAGTTTCCACCGACACCACCGCGATTCTTCGAGGGTTTCTGGCCTGCGTCGCTCACACTGCGCCCGTTCAAGATCTCGTTTGAGCGCGAGCTTCAAAAACTGCCGCAACATGATGAATACCCTGAAACTCCGCTTGGTTTCTTCGATGGTTTCTGGCCGGGCTCGAAGCGCGTCGACGCGAATCGGATCTCGTTCAAACGGACACTGCAGAAGCTACCGCAACATGATCGGTTCCCGCCGCCGCCGGTATCTGCCGACGACTATCCGGGTCTGACGCCTGTACTGAAATCGAACCGAATCTCGTTTGACAGGCAAATCCAACCCGTTCTGATACCGCCAGAATATCCGGCGACACCGCCGAACGCCGGCATCATTGCCACGCTCAGGATTGAGGCTCTCAGGGCATCGTTTGAACGCCAGCTCAAGCAACCGTTGGAGCTGAATGAGCGACCACCAACACCCCCAGGCTTCTTCGATGGTTTCTATCCGGGCTCTAAGGCCGTCGAGTCCTTCATGGTGTCGTTCGACCGGCAAATTTTGCCGGTTCTGGAACTCGATGAATACCCGGCAACGCCAGTTCCGGTTGTGTCGGTCGTCGCAGAGACACCGGCGCTCAAAGCCAATCGTGTCGCGTTCAAACGGACGTTACAGACATTACCGCACCCGGAGGATACGCCCGCCACGCCTGTTGTGACTGCTCCGGTCACTGCCTGGACGCCAGCGCTCAAGGCGAACAGAACTGACTTCAAACGGAGCCGACAATTACTGCCACGCCAAGAGGTAGCGCCGGCAACGCCCGTTATCACCGCCTCGCCAGCGGCTTTCACTCCGGTATTGAAGGCCAACCGGGTCGAGTTCAAACGCACGCGGCAAATCGTACTGATACCGCCCGAGTATCCACCGACCAGAATCATTGGAGTCCCGCTACTCAAGGCAAACCGGATCTCATTCGATAGGACGATTCAGCCGGTACTGATACCGCCTGAGTATCCAGCGAAACCAACATTCGTCGGCATACCCGGACAAACGCCGGTACTCAAAGCCAATCGCACTGAGTTCAAGCGCACGCTGCAGCAGCTCGCCCATCCCGAGGCGTTCCCGCAATTTGCGCCATACACGGCTTACACGCCTGTCCTCAAGGCCAACCGGGTCAAGTTCGAGCGCAAGCGGCTCGACGTACCATTACTGAGCGCTCCCGAGGAAATTGCAGGCCTATGGCCGGCGCATCTGCAGCTCAAGCCATTCAAGGTTGAGTTCAAACGGACGCTGCAAAAGCTCGCACACCCCGAGGCAACGCCGCCGACGCCACCGGTCTTTGTTAGTTATGACGCGCAGTTCCGTGTCGATGCGATCAAGCGCCGTGACATAAAACGCAAGCACCTAGCGGCGATTAACGTCCATGTGTATCCACCGACGCCGCCATTGTTCTACACCGGCGAGTATCCGGGCTCGGCTGCTCCGAAACAGGCGAATCGAGCTAATTTCAATCGCACACGACGACGACTGCCAATACAGCTCGAATTCCCGCCAGCAGTACCGGGCTTCCGTCAAGGCTTCTGGCCTGCCTCTGCCGGCGTCACCACATTCACACAATCGTTCGAGCGCAGGCTGCAGCTCATACCGGAGCATGATGTATGGCCGGCGACACCGCCGGGATTCTTTACCGGCTTCTGGACAGGGTTCTTACTTGAGAGGCCGTTCAAGATCTCGTTCGACCGGAAGCTGCAGACGCTTCCAACGCCGGTTACGTCGCCACCGACGCCGCCAGTCTTTATCGAAATGCCGGCACAGTGGCCGGCTGTCGCCATTCGCCGGCGAGAGACGCATCGTGTCCTGCAGCCGATCTTGCATCCACCGCGGAAAGAGGGTTTCCGTTTCGATATTGATATCGACTGTCAATGGAACGCCGATTGCGCTCTGCTCAAGTGGGAAGCAGATCCGGCGCCAACTGTGTGGAAGGCCAATTTCAAAGGCACTTGGAAAGCAGACTGCGATTGAGTACATAGCAACGCGAGCGGTTTTCAGGTATATATTCGTCGTCGGGTCGCATGAGTGACTACAAAATCTTGCTTGCAAGATCCCCGGAGTTGCACTCATGCCAAACACAATTTCTCAAGCGGCCATTGAAATGTCGTAATGGCCGACACACTGACCAAACAACCTAGCGAGAGTCGTCTCTATGACATGGACTTCGGGCCTCGTATTGCTACGACCGAGATCTTGTCGGGTGTTCCTGTGGTCAGTGAGAAAACAGTCGATCAGACTACCGGCGTCAAAACTACAAGCACTGACCTCACGTTCGGCACTCCAACGATCAGCGCACAAATTGCCCAGGTACGGATCTCCGGGGGTCTGGATAAGACCCTGTATGAAGTTACGTTTCGCACTGGCACTTCACTCGGTAACACCGTCGAGGCCGAAGGCCTGCTTCATGTATTGGATACGATCTAATGCCCGAGCCAGTCAAACTTGAGGGCTGGATCGAGGGGCTTAATACTGTTCTGCGAGCCGATTCTTTACCCGTTGACGCATTACGGCGGTGTGTAAATTACGATGTGGACGACGCCGGCAAGCTGTCTCTGCGGCAGGGATCAAGCCGCATCCACACCGGCACCATCGAAAAAGGGTCGTTGTGGTCGAGTGATGATCATTCTCGGACGCTGTTTGTCGAGGCCGGTAGTCTCTTTGAGCTGATCGAATTTCCAATCGGTACTTACGCCGCGAGGTTGGTTAGAGTATCCGTTGGCGCCGGCAACATGCGCTATCTCGATCTCAATGGTCGAACCTACTACACCAATGGCATCATCACCGGGCAGATGGAGCCGGATGGCAGCGACATACCTTGGGGTATGCCGGGACCGACCGGACAGCCGAACCTCACGCAAGCGACTTCGGGCCAACTGGCTGCAGGCAGTTATCAGGTCGCCATAACTTACGTCTCCGATACTGGTGAGGAATCAGGCACCGGGCTGGCGGCAAGCATTGAAGTTGCGGCCGACAACAGCTCGATCATATTGACTGACTTTCCACCGTCGCCGGCGTCGGTAGCCTTTATTCGTGTCTATGCAACGCATTTGGATGGCGAAGGCCTGTACCGGGTAGGTGACATTCATCCCGCCTCGCCGAGTTTTGAGATCGACAAGGTGGCGAACACAGTCGCCTTTCGCCTGCAGACACAATTCGGTATGCCACCACCACCGGGCGATATTCTCGAATATCACAACGGCCGGATCTACATAGCCAACAACAACATTCTCTGGTTCACCGAGGCGCTTCGTTACGGCCTAGTCAAACCAATGAAAGGCTTCCTGCAGTTTCCGAAACGAATCACGGTCGTCAAGGCAGTGGATGACGGTATCTACGTCGCTGCTGACAAGACCTATTGGATCTCCGGTGTCGATACGCCGCAGTTTCACCAGCGCGAAGTTCTTCCTTACGGCGGCGTGTATGGCACCGGAGTCAATATTCCGAATTTCGATGCTGTCGCCTGGTTCTCAAAAAAAGGCATCGTCTTTGGTGGTGAGAACGGCGAGGTACTGAACATCATGGAGGACCGCGTTGCAGTCGGAACCTACGGTTACGGCGCAATGCTATGGCGAGAACACAAAGGCATTCGACAGTTGGTTGCCGATTTGTGGGACGGCGAGCTGAACACTTACGCAGCTCCCGATTATGTTGCCCTCGAAACCGCTCGGGGCGGCGCATTCATTTAACGAGGTATTGAGATGGCTAACTTGGCTGATTTTCTAGTAAGGCTCTCGGGCGGTGCCGCGAACACTGACCCGCTTCTCGCTCTCGGTGGTGCCATGAGCACCGTCGTCGGCGGCAAGGTTTTGTCGCAGTCACAGACTGGCTTAACTATCACTGGCGTCACCATTGACGATGCAATGGGCAATGCTGTCGGTGCCGGTTCCCTGTTCTTTGATCAGAGCGCAAACACACTGCGCTGGACGCCGCCACAAGGCACAGCCGGTACGCCGGTCGATGTGACCGGTGATGATGTGTATGCGATTCAAGGCGGCAATAACGGTGGTGTGCTGCTGGTTACGATTGTCAACGCTTCGCTGCCGAGTGCTGATGCAACAGACGCCATCACGATTGCAAACAGGACGTTGAATATCTTCGATGATGTTGCTAAGGCAGAAGCGAAAGCCGGTGATATTGAGTATCGAGGCCTCTACTTCGAGAACGCTGCTGGCGGCGCCGAAGATATGACGGATGCGAGATTTTGGGTCGAGAACAACACACCGGGACAGGACGTAATCAATCTGGCAAAGGCTGACGAGGCCAAGAATGTCGCCATCGAAACGATTGCCAACGAGAATACGGCACCAGCGGGACCGGACTTTGACACCGCTAATCCGGTTGATTTCGCGTCCGGTCTGGTGTTACCGACACCGTTGAATCAGAATGATTTCATCGGTTGGTGGGTACGACGAACCGTGCCGGCAGATGTGTCAGCAGCTCAGGATATAAATACGTTCCGCATTGGGTTCCGCATCTTCGTCTGATGAGGGCTCACTGTGTCGCATATTCATTCCGATGGCTTCACTGCCTATCAGTTCCTTGCGGATCTGGATAACCTCTATACCCGCGAGGGACTGACCAACAATCTGCGCCTGAACACAACGGGCGGGCCGAGCGAACAGGGCTCGGTGCGCTTGGGTGGCGTCGATCTCACCGAGGCCGGCTTCTACCGAGATCTCGGTGCGACCGTCACGATTGGTTACATCGGTTTCTGGTTCAAGCTCAACGCTTTCGATACGGCGCAAGGCATTGACGACATGATTATGAAGTTGTCGTCAACGGCCACTGCCCGTATGTCGTTACGCATCAGTTCTGACGGCAGTTTGCAGATCCGGCGTAGCACTGCAGGCACCGAGCATTTCGATTCATCCGATGTGCTTGAGACAGCAGACGGTAAGCAACATTTCCTGTTCGCCGGCACCGAGTACAAGATCGAAATAAAGATCGAGGGTGTCAATACGACCGGTTCGCTGGAACTCCGGGTCAATGATGAGATTTGGGGCAAGCTCGAAAACAAAGATTTCGATGGCACCTACAATCGCATCTACTTCAAGACCGGAGAGATTGGAGAGGGCGCTGACTTCGAGATCTCCGATCTTTATGTGAATGACGATCAGGGCTCGATTGCCTCGAACGCAACCTTCTTGGGCTCGCAGTGGCAGATCGAGGTTATCCGGCCGGATGCCGAGAGCGCCACGATTCAGTTCACACCTGAGAGTGGTGTCGATAATTCGGCAATGGTCGATGATACCCCCCGGAATAATCAGGATGCGGATTGGAATGATTCAACGGCAGATGCCCAGGTGGATCGCTTTACTAGCGCCGCCGTGCTTTCCGGTAAGGAAGTGCACAATGTCTCGCTGATCAATGTTGCCCGCCATACCGGTGTGGCGCAGAATTTCCGGGCCGTGATCTTCGAGGGTGCAACTGTCGGAAACGGCACCGACGAAGCCTTGAGTGCCAGCTTTCAGGTTTTCATGGAAGATTTTGAAACCAATCCCGATACCGCTTTGCAATGGACAAACACGGAAGTCGATGCCAGCGAGTTCGGTTATGAGTCTCGCGCCTGATGGTCGCCCGAGTCACACAAACATATCTGGAAGTCCTGACGACCTCGGGTGTCGCCAAGAATGGCTATCTCGATGCCGAGTACCAACACGATTACACCGCACCACAGGGCTTCCTCGATAGCGAATACGAACTGCCGTCCGTTACGGCACTCACCGGTATTGTTCAAGCTCAGTATTCATTGCCGGGTACTTCGTCACCAACGGGCTACCTCAATGAGCAATACGCTCTGCCCGATGGCCTGGGTAGAACTGGCTACCTCGATGAGCAATACGATTTGCAGGCCCAGGTGGCGGCAACCGGCTACCTCGATGAGCAATACAATCTGCAAGTCTTAAACGGGCTGACCGGATATACCGACGAACAATACAAAATTTCAATTACGGTAGCGCTGAATAACTTTCTCGACGCTCAGTATGTCTTGCCCGAGATCATCGTTCCAACGGGTTTCCTCGACTCACAATATCTACTCAACAACGATGGCACAACGAATGGGTTCCTCGACGCCGAGTACAAACTACAGATATTCAAGGCATTAACTTCGGCTCTCGATGAGCAATACACGATCAATCTGCCACCGCAGCCAGCGAACGGCTTCCTCGATGAGCAGTATGTCCTGAATGCGATTCTGCCGCTCACCGGTTTTCTACATGCACAATTCAAACTACAGGTATTTCAGCAATTAACGGGCTGGACCGACGAACAGTACAACCTTCAAATCGAAAAACTGTTCAATGGTTTCGTCGATTCACAATCCAAACTGCAAGCGTTTCTGCCGGCAAATGGCTTCCTCGATGAGCAATACGCACTCAATGTTTATCTCGCGCTCACCGGATACACCGACGAACAGTACAACTTGGCGGCATTGCTGGCGCAAACCGGTTGGCTGGATGAGCTGTACTTGTTGGATGCCACTGAGGAAATCGCCACCTGGGTATCGAATCAGAACACCGGCGCCCCATCACGATATGAGAGTCACGAATTTCACTCGTTCGCCCGGATCGGTAACGATTACATTGGAGCAAAAACCGATGGCATTTATTTATTGGATGGTGCTGATGATAACGGCACAGACATTGATGCCGTTGCATCTACTGGCCGACTTGATTTTGGTTCGTCACATTTCAAACGTGTTCTGGCGGCATACGTGGGGCTTGCTTCTTCCGGGCAGATGCACCTAACACTGCGTACCGATGCCGGAAAATCTGTCGGTCCCTTCCAGTTGCGTGTCAGCAGCACCGGGCCACAAGTCGAACGCACCAAACTGCAGAAGGGCATCAAGTCACGCTATTGGGAATTCGACATTGAAAACTTCGAGGGTTCTGCCTCAGAAATAGACGAGATCGAATTTGATGTAGTGGACTTGGGCCATAGGCTCAAGCGCTAATGCCGGTAAGATCTGCAGGCAGAGTCCCTTACACAACTCAGTTCACCTTCGCTGACGACAGCCTGCAATCATACAAAAGACGAGCGGAAACCCGCCTCGATTTCATCCTTGAACAGCTTGACTTGGGATCAGCAGCAAACCTTGGTTACACCAAAGTCACATGGTTGCCGGATAACATTGCACGCATTCGTTACGTTGCGATGGAGGGCGTGTTGGAGCCCATCATTGTTGTTCGTATTGAGTTCCAAGAAGGCTTTACGGCGGGCCGGGACGAAGTTGAGTTTCAGGAACAACTTGAGGAAATTCTGGAAGAAATTCCAGATGAACCCGAGGAACCAT